TCAGCCCTTGCCATTCGGCTTGGCGTATCCATCGGCATATCAACGCCCGTCGCCCCGCTGGTATATAGCTGGTGCAATTCCTGCGGGTCGGCCTGCGCGTATAGCTCGTCTGTGACCTCATCCGCGCGGCCCTCGCTTAGAAGGCGCGCTATCTCTTGGGCGGGGGTTGCGGGAATGTCTGCCGAATATGCGGTGTCGCCCCCAAAATCAACGATTTGTTCAGCGTCGGGAACGTCCTGAGTGGCCCAAGGTGGTGTTTCAATTCGCCGTGCTGGCGACATGGCCGCGCGGAGGCTTGCGTTTCTAGACTCAACCTCGCCTGCTGAGTTGTTGTAGTTCTGGCGCGCGGTGGCATTGGCTGTGGAAGTGTCAAATTCCATAAGCGAATTATACTCATCGGACAGAGGCGTAAGCCTTGGGTGAGACGCCCCGTATCCGTGCAGGCCCTCCTCTGCTCTTACCTTGTCCATTTGCGCTGAAAGTTCGCGCTTCCTTATATTTCGGCCTTCGTAAATTTTTGACAATTCCCGCTCCGGGCTAGACCCCCGTGCAAAACCTTCACGGCCCTGAATCCCGTGCTGCACTTCGTGCAGGAGGACGGACCGCCCCTCTACGCTGTCTGCTGCGCCAATTTCTATGTCTCCGGTGCGGTGGTTATACGATCCTGATGTCCTGGCGTTTCGGGTCGAGTTAACAAACCCCTGCCCTAAATCTTCATACGCGGCTTGATAGCTTTTCCCGCGCCGGTCTCCGCCTAGAAGCTCTTGATGCAACATTGCTCCGTCAAGGTCTGTTCTTAGATTTTGACCTGCTTCGCCATTATTAAGAAGGCTTGCAGCATCCTGACGCATGACGGACCCGCTGTCGTCAATTTCAAAGCGCATCCTGCCATCAATGCCACGGAACCAACCAGTGTCGCGCAACACGTCATCGCGCGATGCGCCGCCTTCCAGCATATCTTCAGCACGCGCGAGAGTTTCGGTGTCAGCCGTCGCGGCATTGCGGCCAGCGAACATGTTGAGCACATTCGGGTCATAAGCCCGCACCCCTGCGTCCACCACAGACTCAACGCCCTGACGAACAGACGACGCGCCACCCGGCATAAGCATCATAGCGCCAGCGCCAACCATAGCCGCGCCAGACGCCGCCCTGTCCATTGGGCTACGGTCGGGCGCAAACATATCACGACCCGCCTGCTGCGCCTCCATAACGTCTGCTCCGGGCGATATCATAGCACCAGCTTGCGCCAGTGCGTTAACCCGCGGCGCAATATCCGGCCCAAGCGCATAATCTAGCGCATTGCCAAACTGCTCCTCTTTGCCGGTCAACCATTGGCGACGTTCTTGCCCAGATTCAGCGCTGAAAAACTCTGCTATGACGTTCTTTAGGCCCATAGTTACGGCTCCAGCGCTGTGATGCGTGCTTCGTGGTCTTTAAGCATATTTATCATCCGCTCAAACAGCTTCATGCCCTCAAGCGTCAACCTGCCATCAGCGTCAATATATTGCTCAATCAGCACGGGTTCTAAAAGTTTAACGGTCACGCTGCCACCTCGATCCGCGCATCCGATAGCAACGAAAAGTCTGTCGGGTCGGTCATATTCCACTCAACTGTGAACTGCCGCCCAGCGCCAAGCCTGCGGTAAACCAAGCGCTTATCATAGTCGCCCAAATCACCCACACTGCGCTGCATTTCATCGCCATAGGTTAGGCTGTTGTCTCGACTGATCCTGATATAGCAGGCAGCATCGCGCCCCAAATCAGACCGCCCGAAGCGCCCGCGAAACTCTAGCGCCGACACGCCAAACCGCGCGCCGTCTAGGTAGAGCGTGCGCGACACCGCTGTGCGCCGCATTACCGCGCCGTTGTCTGTGTTTGCCTTGCCAAGCGTGCTGAGCAAGCCGCCCTCGGTCCCGACAACCCACGAATTTCCAAGACGTACCGAACAGGACGCCGACCAACTGCCAAGAGTCACGCCCTCAGCCCGTTCGTGCCATTCGCCAGTAGACATGTCATAACACCATGACGGGCGGTTTCTAAACCGAACAACGCAAATCTTGTGGCCCTCGTCCTCATAGTAAAAGCACGATTTGGGCGTTTCCGCCGTGATAGCGGTCTCAACCGCCGGGATGGATATGGGCTGCAACTGCGCGCCGCTGACAAGGTAGCAGATCCCGTCGTCACCGACAAAGAACCCGCCGCCGTCCAGCTTCGTGATTAGGTTGTAGCCCTTCAAGCCAATGTCCCGGACGCCCCCGGCAAGCCTGGTGAATGCGCTTGATCCGCTTTGCCCGCTCAACGTCCAAATCTCGTGGCTGTCGCTCTTGAACAGCCAATAGTTGCCGTTGATCTCAAGCCCCCGGATTAAATCGCCGTCCCGCCCTTCCGCCGTGGCGAAGTTGAGCGCAGGCAACGTGGTCGCGTCGGCCAGATCCGTCCAGCAAAACCGCCTGCCGCCGTATTCCGTCAACAGAGAATAGTTGCCGAGGAAATCAACAGACCCAAAGTCGTCAAACTGACCCGCCGTGGGCTGTGCGATGGTTGCCCCGTCCCAAGTGTAATAAAGCCCCTCGCCAGCAATCGTCACAACGCCGTTGTTTGCTGCAACAGAGCAATTTTCGCCCACAACAACAGCGCCAAGGTTTTCGACACTTCCTGCCGATGAAGCCTTAAACAGTTGATTATTCGCCACGGCGTAGGCAATCCCGCCCGACAACCCGATTTGCCGAACCAACAGCGTTCCGGTGTCTGCAAGCTCGGTCATGCCTAGAACGGTCTTCAACAGGTACTGCGCCTGCCCCATTGATGCGATAGGCTCACGATACAGGTTAACCAGCCGCGACGATTGCGCGAATATGGCATCACTGTCTTGGGCGGATTGCCCTACAAACTCAAGTGTCGGCATATGGCCCCGCGAAAAATACTGACCCTTCACGGTCAAATTGAAGCGCAGCATTCAGTGTTGATTGCGCCCTTGGGGCAAGCATGGAAAGCGGAGCCATCAGCATATAGCTTTCGGCAACCCGCGCGCCTAGCCCGTAAAGCGTGGCCTCCCACCATTCGGCTGGAACGTCCAAGACTGAATCCGGGTCTGTCACGTCTTCAAACTCGCGCTCGTATGTGTACTCGATTGTCTCGCCCGCTGCGGTCGCCAGCACAGGCCAAACATACAATTTCGCGGCCTCACGCTGCCGATCATAATAGAACTGCGTGGGAAGCCCCGTGGACGTCTTCTGAGGCAGGTTGTCATACTCCTGCCGCGTCATCACTTGCATGGGAAGCTCAATGCCACCTTGCTTGAGGCGCGCAGTGATAATCTGCATGGGCCGCACGGGATCTAGCGTGTAGCTGAGCGCCGTGGTCAGGGTCAGGCTTCCGTTGGTGTAGGTCCAGATGTTGTAGCCGGACATTTGCCAAGCCTTCAGCATCATATTCAGCAACTCCACAGCTTCCGCCATATCATCGCCGCTTGGCGTTTCGCTCATGCCAACAACCTGCGCCTTGCGTAGCGCGCTGGTGCATATGGCCCTAACGGTCTTTGTTCCGGTGACGGCCATTTTGACCCCTTATAAATCGGCGGGTGTGATTTCGTTGCCCGAACCGGGCTGAACTTCAATGTCGGGCGGCTCAGGGCGAACCCAAGGCGGCGCTTGATTGTCTGTGCGCCCCTTGAGCATTTCTTGCGGGTGCCGAGGCTCAAAGCATGGTCCACACACTCTAAGCCCCGTCCATTCCCGCCGCAGCGCGCTCGATTTGTAATCAAAGCCGCAACGGTCGCAGACGACATTCCACTTGCCTAATGCAAGGTATGTAATGCCGTCTCCCATATTAGCGCTCTTTGGCTACGAGGATGTAATCAAAGTCAGCCGTTTCAGCGCCAGCCGCACCGTTGAGGTAGCCAAGGCCAACCGCCATTTCAGCGCCAGGAATGCCCACGTCGGTCATACTGCCCACATGCACGTCATTCAGGAATAGCTCAATTGTGGTCTTGCCGTCGTAGTAGGCAGCGACAACAACAGCCACATCATCGGCCAGCGTGGCGACTGTGGCGCTATCCGCGTCGGTCGTGTTGTCGTCAACATTGAAATACAGCGCGGCAGAACCATCGTCTGAAATAAACGCCATGCGCATTGTTGCATCAAGCGGGGTTGTGTCGGACGAGTGCAGGCCGATAATCAGGTCGCTCTGAATGGCATCGCCAACGGAAAAGCGCGCCTTGATCCAAGACTTCTTGCCGGATTCAATCAGCCACGATTCAGCTTGAGCCTCAAGAAATAGCCCGTCGTTTTCGTTTGCCGCCGTGGTGACGCGGAGAATGCCGCCGTCTGCGTCTGCAATGGCTGGCGTCGATGTGCCAGATCGTAACGGTCCAATCGCCTGCGGTGTAAACGTCAAAGTCGTTGAAATAGGTGTGAAACTGTGTCGGGTCTGGCGCGCCATACATGCCGAGGGGCTTGCCCTTAGCTACTGTGGAAATGCCGGAAGGAAAACGGGTAGGGGACATTAGAAAACTCCATCGTCATAAATGACGCCCGATGTGGGCGATGGGGTAGGGCGAGGCCGTTAAGCCCCGCCCGCTTAGTTTATGCGCCGGGGGACGCTACCGCGCCGCGCCAGTCAGCCCATCCGGCAACATAGCGCTCTGTGGCCTTCATCCGGGCGTTCTCGGTGTCAAAGTCGTTGTCCTGGGTAAGCTCCAAGGCGCGACGTTTTTGATTTATGAGACCATCAGGGACGTCCGTCTTGACGAAGAACGCATCGGCGTCGGTCAGGTAATCCCAAACCACAACACCCTTGGGCAACATGCCCATCGCCTTCATGGCGTTGATGTCGTTGTTTGCATTGCCGGACTGAAGCGTGGACTTGAGAATGCGCGTGGCCTCAAACTCAAGCGCAGACGGTACAACCAGCATTTGCCCGGTTGCCTGAATGCGAAGGCCACGGCTATCCTTCAAGCCGCGAATGAGGGTCATCATGTCCTCAAGCGATGCTTCAGACAAGTCAGCCGCCACAGCCAACTCGTTCGACTGGGTGCCGTCTTTGGTCGGGTGTGCAGTGGAGAAAAGTTCAACGCCATCCCCGCCGGTGTGGCCCGAGTCAAAGCCACGGTTGAGGATGTTTGCAAAGACGTTCTCTTTCGTCTGTCGCATGGAACGTGCCAGCTTTGCGGCCTTCTTACGGGCCACACTCTCATACTGGTTGTCCTCAATCGCCTCGCGCGTAACAATGGCACCGAGGCCATAAGTCACGTTGCGAAGCCGCTGGGTGAAGCCCTGTGCGTCGGTGTCATAAGACACTGCGCCGCCCTCAGACTTAACGCCAGCCAAACCGAAGCCCGTCTCCTCGACATATTCATCATATGCCTTTTCAGAGGACTCCAAGTCAAAGATCATATCGCAGATCAGTTGCTTCTCTTTGTAGGTCGCTCCGAAAAACGCCTTCACACCAGGCCAAAGGGCTTTTGGGTGTGAACCTGTGCTAATTACTGCCATTGGTCAGACCTCCTAAATGCCAATCGCGCCATAAGCGCGGGTGTGGTTGTTGATGAGAACTTCGACCTTAGTATAGGCCGAGGCGGCTTCGTTGCCTTCACGATTCA